CCCGGGCATGCTGCATCGTCATCTCGGCGATGGAGCCCGCACCGGGTTCCGGCGCCGTCGTGGTCTCGAGCGCCCATGGATCCGCAAGCGGCCGTTTCGCGAGGTTGGCTAGCATGACAGACCAGCCACGCTTCAGCGAATCGAGAACGAAGCGATGGGTTTCATCGGCATGCTCGAACGTTGTCCGCGCGCCATCCCGGGCGTTCGGCGACCCGGCGACCGCTTCCGCCTTGCCATCGCCGCCAATCCGGATGATGCGCTCGAGTCCGATATCGAACGCATCGGCGACCTGGCTCTCCTCGAGAATCCGACGCAGCGCCCCGTAGGCGAGCTCCTCGGTCTGCTCCTCAGTGTACGCGATCATCGGGATGTACGGGTCGACGACGCCACGGCCGATTGGCTCGTACAGCTGCCCGACCTTCTGGAAACCGGCGCAGCGCACGGGCGCCTCCGGATGGAGCTCGCACGCGGCGATCCAGGCAGCAAGCTCCGTCTTGTTGCTGCCCTTTCGGAGCGAAAGTGCACAGCGCGTGAAGCGACGGCGACCCGCCTTCGGATTCTTCGAGGTCACGAGCTTTCCGCCCTTGCGCTCCTTGAGGACCGGCGGCTCGATCTCATAAAAACGATAGATCCACATCTTCTGCTCGTCGTCAAGCACGACCGATTCACCAAGCAGATCCCCGGGCCCGTGAACCAGGTTCTCCTCGATGAACGCGCAGACCTGAGGCCCCAGCGTTGGCCAGGGCTTCTTGTCGGCAGGTGGATAGACAAATACGCTCATTTCAACCGCTTCAGCAGATCACGCGGATCCTTGCCCTCTGTCTTTTGGGTGGTCCTGCGGCTCCTGGTCTTCTCGGCCGCCTGCTCGCCCTTTTCGACTTCCCACTGCAGCCGCCGGCGATCGATTGGCGAGAGTCCGAAGCGCCACTCGTGCTGTCGGATCTCTTTCGAGATCTCGATGATCGCCTTGTAGGATTCCGCTTCCCAGCGCCGCTGCTGGAGTTCCGCGAGCAAATAGAGACCATGCTTGTCGGCCTCGAGGTACTCGGCCGACATCGGGGACGTCCAGACGTCGCGCCACCACTTCTCGATCATAGGATGCCACTGAAGGCCGGCGATAACCTTTCGGGCCTGTTCCGCGTGCTTGCCTTGCAAGTACCGTTTGAGGTAGGTCTCTGCCCTCATCTGGAGCGGCCAGTAGACGGCGCCGGCGCGGGGCGGCAGAGGGGGCACTTCGTGCCGGGCACTCTCGGTCTCGCAGGGGAGAATCGCCCTGCTGGCAGCGCGGTTTCGGCGTTGACGCGTGCCGGGTGGTTTGGGTGGTGGTCCTGGCATATCTAGGCACTCATCATGTTCGCTCTGTGTGAACTCGTACAATTTCTCAAACCCGTACATAAAAAACTCAGCCGAAGCATCGGTCTAGTAGCTCTCCTTACTGAAGTTTTGATGGCCCCCCCGGATTCTTCCCGATCCATTCATGCTGCCTCTTTCAAGGGCGATCGCAAATTCGATCGTCTGACTGACACTGAAGCCATCATCATATCTGCCACGGATATCCGGATCCCTGGGCTTCTTTGCATTGTCGCAGTCGCGGCATAGGCTCTGGTAATTTTCCTGGTCCCAAAAAAGCGGGTCATCCGCTCCTATCACCGGTACGATGTGATCGACCACGAGTGCTTCCGTTGTCCGAATCCCACGCTCGCACGCTGCACACAGTGGATGCTCCGCGAGCCACCATTCCCGAATGTCGCGCCAACGTGCTCCATAGCCTCGGTTCGCAGCCGAGCCGCGATTCTCCCGATCGGCGCGTCCTTGCGTCTGCCGACAGGCCTTGCAGCGCCCACGTTCTACCACTGCGCCGCAGCCGGAAGTAGTACATGCTCGCATCAGGTCTCGAGGTTCTCCGTTACGACAATCGCTCGAACATGTGACGTATCAGATGGGAAGCGCGCCTCTGTCCCACCTGGCCACGTTACCAGGAAATATGCATCAAACGAACCAGGTTCATCGACATCAGCTGCAATGGGTAAATAATTGATTCGACCTCTTAGTCCCATAGTTCCATCATCGACGACCGTCGTCGCCTTCCCGTCGATCTTATTGGTGGTCGCTCCGTGCTTACGCATGTAGAGGTTAGCCGTGGATACGCCGCTAATATCCACGGCAGATCCGTTCTCTTTGACCGTGAGCTCCCACGTTTGGGTGTCACCGCGCTTGATCGTCAGCACTCTAGCCATGATAATCAATCTCTCGTTCCTGCGCCGTGAAATCGAGTTTGCGTTCCTGAATCGTCCAATCGAGCGTAAGAGGCTGGCTCAATTCCGGCGCCAAACCGGGAAAGACTAGTGTCCCTGTGAATGCCAGGTTGCCGATCAGGCTCCGTCGCGCGAGCCTGGTCAATGCCCCGGCGGGTGCCAGCGCGCCCGTTAATTGCAGACGTGCCATGCGGGTGAGCGCGCCGCTCGGCGTGATGGAGCCCGTCAGCACGGCCACCTGCACGATGCGCGTGCTCAGCGCGCCCGTCCCGTTCCAGTCGCCCTCGACGTCCATGCTCACGACCACGGCCATCGAGCCCGACGGGGTGACGGTGCCGGCGAGCGCCTGGCCCGTGCGCCTGCCGAGCGTGCCCGCGCCGGTCCAGCCTCCCGCCAGCGTCTTGCGGGCCGTTCTACCGAGCGCACCGGCCCAGCTCATGACACCGCTCAAGGCCAGCTGCGTCACGCCCAGCTGCGCGACGAGTGCGCCGGCGAACGACAGGCCACCCGCGAGTGGCTTGAACGTGCGCCTGGCGAGTGTCCCGCCGAACGAGAGGACACCGACCAACGGCGCCATCGTCCTGCGGGCCAGCGCGCCCCCGAACGATAGGACGCCCGCGAGGCCGACGGTGGCCACGATCTTGGTCGAGAGCGCGCCCGCCCATGACGCCGTGCCGGACAGCACCAAGCGCGCGCGGCTGCTGAGTGCGCCTACGAAGGAAAGAGCACCGATAAGGGGCATCGAGGTCTTTCGCGCCAGGATGCCAGTGAAGGTCAGGACGCCAGCGAAGGCCTTGCGGGCTCCCACCGCGATGGTACCGCTGAACGACAGCGCACTCGTGAGCGGCAGGAGCGCACGCTCCGTGACGGCGCCGGCAAACGATGCGGTGCCCGCCAGGGGCTTGCGCGCCCGGAGTGCTAACGCACCGCTGAAAGATAACGCGCCCGTGACTGCCTGCGGTGTAGGTCCTCCCGCCGCCAAGACCATCGAGACCGCCATGACGACGCGGTCCTCCGCCACGGTCGTCGCGGCGGCTTCCTTCGAGCCGTCCAGGTCGATGACCGACGACGCGGACAAGGACTCCACCGTCTGGATGTGCACGGGCATCTCGTCGGTGGAATCTAGCTGCCCGAAATTACGGGCGACCTGGCTGGGCGGCTGATCCGCACCCGCCACCTGCAAGCGGAACTGCACGTCGTGGCCCGTACCGCCTATGTCGGTTATCCACTGACCGAGGATCCAAACATCGCCGGTGCTAATCGGCGCGAAGGTCAGCGTTTGGACGGTAGTAGCGAACGCGGTCTCGCTGAGCGCCAGCTCGGCCTCGGTCCAGATCGAACCCTGCGACTCGAACTTGTCGAGGTTGAGCGCGAACACGGCGTTGTGCGTGCGGTTCTCCGTCCCGCCGCCTACACCACTGCCGTCCATCCGGGATTCGGTCTTGAACGTCTGCGACACCGCGCCCAGGGCCTTGAACACGCGGCACAGGTGGTGGACCATGAAATCCGTCGAGCCTTCGCCCTCCTGCGAAGCGAGGGGCTGCGTCTCGGCGAACGTGCCCGTGCTAACTACGCGCGTGAGATAGTTATCATTTGCACTCTCCACCTCGATCCGCGACCGGCACATCACCAGCCAGTCGTCGCCCGCGGCCGGTGTGAACGTGACGGTCGCGTTGTTGGTCGTCGTCCAGTTGGGCTGGATGGCGTCCAAGTCCACGCTCGTCGAGTTCTCGCTGAAGAACCAGTCGGTGTTCTCCGTCAGGTCGTCCGACAGGTTCATCACGAAGATCGTCGTGTGAGCGGCGGTGATCGTGGTGCTCTTCGGAGAGTTGAACTGGACCTGGAGGTCCTCAGAAGCTACCGCGGTCCAGACGGTGAACCAGGCATAAGGGCGCCACTCCTGAGCGCCGGGGCTGTTCTGCCTGTGCTCGCTGCTCGGGAAGGCGGTCGAGCCGTGGACAACCTGCATCGCCACCTCGTCGCCCGAGACGCTTCCAACCTTCAACTGCGAGATTGCGACGATGAGGTACTTCTTCCCGGCGACCAGATCGGCCGCCGCGATCGTCGCCCCCGGCACATCGACGTATGTGCTGCTGGCCGTCGTCTGGGCGGCCGTGACCTCGACGTATTTGTGTGCGATCTCAGCCATTACGATTGATACTTCAGTTCGCGCTCGATCACGGCTATTCCTGCGTCGGCCAGCGCCACATCGGCTATGCCGGCGGCCAGCGTGAGAATCGCGTCCACGTCGGCCAGTTGCTGGACTCTGTCAAGGTCCGTGTTCGCCCCGTACCAGACCTTCGGGTAGATTTGCTTAAGGACGCCCTGCGCGATGATGATCTTATAGCCGAACGTGCGCTGCTTGTAGGCAGGCGACTTGATGATGGTCTTGGCAGCACTCAGCACCTGCGGGATGACGCTCTCAACCAAAGCCCGTAACTGCGACTCGGTCAAGCTCGTGTCGAGCGTCCAGACACCCTTGAACCTATGATCAACCCAGGCCATCAGAGCCGGCCTATTCGTTCGTCGCCCGTAGCATAGGCTCCGATGTTCTCACCGTACCTGCCCGCGCCGACGCAAGGTGAGGTCGGTTGCAGCTTGAAGTCCTCGGGCACGACCGGACTCGCAGCCACGAACTCGGGGTCGGCCTCGACGTTGTTGCTGCCTGCCGGTGTCGCGCTGCCCGCAAGGTAATAGGCATTGTAGTCGGCGTACGCCAGCGTCGGATTACCGGGAATCAAGTCCTGATTCGGCGTCTTGGAAATGATGTTGTTGTAGACGACGATGTTCGTCGTCTCGGCACCGTCCACGTTCACGCCGTGCCGCTCGTGCCAGTGGATCGTGTTGTTGTATATGACCGAGCCGTCGTGCGGGTTATTGTTGCCTCGCACGTCCACGCCCGTCTCCCCACCCACCAGCACGTTATTGTGAACTACGTGATCGCCCGTGCCGCTACCCACGCCCAGGTGAATGCTAGCCTGCACACAGTCGTGGACGTAGTTGTAACGAAATATATTGCCGCGACCACCAGACTTGTTCCTGAGGCCGCAGCCCACGTCGTACACCTCATTATACTCCATGACGATGCCGGTGGAGCCACGATGCAACCTCCGGTTGCTGGGGTAACGTTACTGGGACCATCAAGACATAGGGCGCGGCCCCCGGTCGAGCCGCGCCCCCGTTAGAGCACCATGATCCGGACGATACGGCGCTTGGTTTAGCCGCCGGCGTTGGACGTCAGCGTGTACGTGAACTCGATGCCACCCCCCGAGGTGACGTTGATCGCGGAGAACACCGAGCGATCCCAGAGCGTGCCCCCTAAGGCGAGCTGGCTGAAGATCCCGTGCTCCGTGATCGCGAAGCTCGCCGCGTACGTGTGGGTCGCGACCGTGCGGTACTGGTTCGCCGTCGGCTGCGACTGCACGCCCGTCTCGCGCGTCTCGACCTCGGTGCCGAGCGCCGTGTCCGTCTGCGCCTCAGCCACCACGCCGGTGCCGGAGGCGTGGTAGTTCATCAGCTCCAGCTCGACCAGGTTCTCGAACGCATCAGTCAGGAACGCGACGCCGGCGTCCGTCACCATATGCCGGCAGACCACGCCGAGGTCTTCGAGCGCCGGCGCTAAGCGGGGGTCGAGCCGGCACAGCTCAATCATGTCCGCCGTGGTGCGCCAGCCGGGCCGGTGCGCGAATATGGCCTTGAACCGGTCCGGCAGGTTCACCCAGCGCAGGTACTCGGTCAGGTACTCGAGCTCGCGATGCTCGAGCAGCAAGTCCACCAGCCGGTCGTGGCGCAGCACGACGGCCCGCAGCTCACCGATGTTGCTGACCAGGCCCTTTGGCGTGCCGACGCGGCTGTAGAACTCGGCGCGCCATCCGCGCAGCCGGTGCGGCAGATTTCGCCGGCGGTAGTCCCGCACTGCCGTGATGCTGGTCATTGCGCGCCTCCTTCCTCGACTGTCACCTCAACGCCGAGCTTCGCCATGAGGTGGTTCAGGGCATCCTCGGTGGTGTCGCCCACGGCGCCGACGCTGTCGCCCTCGTCGTTCGTGATGCGGAGCATCACCTTGCCGTCGGGGCGGGTCGTGCGGATGTGCTTCGCACCGAAGGCTTCGCACAGCGCCTTCAGGCGGGCCGCCCTCGTCGGGTCTGCCTCGGCGAACTCGAGCGCCGTCACCTTCTTGGCGGTCAGGGCACCGCTGAAACTCGCCGCGCCACCGACTTTCTTGGTGTCCCCCATCTCCTCGTCTCCTCCCAACGTCTTTGAAACAGAAAAAGCCCCGGCCTCCCACCTCGGGGAGTTCGGAGCCAGCTAAAGGGCTGAATATGTCTTCAGCATTCAATATCGGCGCACGATCCGCTATTGGCAAGTCGGTCGCCTGGCCGGCTTGTAGACCGACCACATCTTACAAGATCGGCACCGCTTCACACAGCGAGGTGGAGGGAACAGTTTTTCGTAATCTGCGGTCGCCCTTGCTATGACTACCGGAATAGGATCTACAGGCACGATGGATTCGCCGAGTTTGTGGTGGCAGGTGTGACCCCGCAGCATTCTGGATGGCGCCTGACAGAACAGTTCCATCGCTCACCCCCACCTCCCTAAGTCGCAATCGCCCCCAGCGTTCGGCGCTCTGCACGCGCCGTCCGGACGAGCCCTTCCTGATATGCCCTGGTCAGCAAGCCAAGGATCCTCAATTTTTCCCTGGCCGTTTTTTCTTTGATCCCGGCTTCCTCGGCCATCTGATCCGTCGTCATACCGCGATCGAGGCGTTGAAGCCACCAGCCGCGATTACTGTGCGGAAGATGCTGTGAATGTTTCCGCGGCATGCCCAGCACGCTCCGCGCATATAGCGAGACGAGCGAAGGCGTACAGCCGATCTCCGCTGCGGCCTCGGCGTAGCAGCCTCCGTGGCGATCGAGCAAGTCGCGCAGGTAGTCCGCGTCGTGCAGCTGTGGGTAGCTGCGGCCGCGACGTCTTTTTCTATCGACGGCATGCTCGAGGTCGAATTTCTTCACGTAATAACGGGTCGCATGCCGCTTGATCCCGGCCTCACGAGCACAAGCCGTGAGCGTCATCTTTCGGTCCTCGAGTCGGACCCGCCACCATTCGCGCCTGAAGTAGTGATGGCCGGACTTTATGTTTGCCAGGCCTAGCCGACTGAGAACCCGACGCACCTGAGTGCTCGATGTCTCGAGCTCGTGCGCGATCGTGCCGGGAGCTTCGCCGGCCGCATGCAACCGGCGGATCTCTCGTTCGAGCATCTGCGAGTCGCTGTACTTGTTTGATTTGAGCCCGTGCTTCTCAGCGAAGTATCGCACGTTCACCGGGTTACACCTGAGATCGGCGGCGATGGCTGCGAATGTCTTGCCGCGTCTGAGCTGGTCGTATAGCCAGTTCTTGTCACGCAAGACCTGCAGGCGGGTCCTGCCGTTCTGTGGCTGCGTAAACTTCGTACGGCTCAGCCGGTCGCATTTCGGGCAAATCTGAAACCAGGCCCAGGGCGGTGGGGCCTCGAAGCCCTCGGGCGCGATGCGTTGCAGCTGAAAGATGCGCAGGGCAAGGAGTTCGGTCCGCGTGAACATGTCCGGTCCGACCAGTTTACGAAGCGCGTCGACAAACCGGTTCGATGCTCCTTCTTCCGGGCCGTCCCATGCCTGATGCACCGCGGCCGCGATCGCCGCGGCGATCGGGATCTCCTCCGGATCGGACCAGCGTGGTGAAGGCATCTATTCGCTCACCCGCAGATCCGCTTCCGTCTGTCCTTCTGCCCGGTTTGACAACCACGATGACTCATGCCCATCCAGCGCATCGAATATCCAGCGGAGCCAGTCCAGGTCGGTTGTGTTCACCTGTACGTCCACGACATCGGCCAGTCTCAGGCACAGTCGATGCGTGTTCACGTCGCCGTCGTGGGGCATCGGCGCTGGAAGCTGTCCACCACACGCAGCATCCTGCACACGCCGCTTGAACAAACAGTCGGTATGCGGGCACCAGGTTGGCCGTTCTTGCTTCCACTCATTCATGCTCGATCCCCGAGCGATGGTATCAGTTCCGCTCCACCTGCACGCGCATGACATCTCGCGCCGCGCCGACCTCGATCGATCGGATGGTCTTGCGCGGAAGCGCGCGCAAGACGGCGTCGTGCAGCTCGGCCAGGATATTGTTCTGATATTTCGGATCCTTCGGCCACTCGTCCTCCGGAATTTCGATGATGCAGATGAGCTTCATGGTCGATCCCCTAGTTGCCACGCGACGATGAGCCTCGAGGCGGCATTCACGATCGCGGCCTTGAGCACCCTCGCATCGACTCCGTTCTCCTCGAGCTCCCGGACGCCAAGGTCGCTGCAGAGCGTCCGGTACAGCATGACGAACTGATGCCGGAGCTCGGTGGGATTCGTCGATGGCCGTGGCGGCGCTGCCGGCGCCGGCGGCCCGCCACCGTTTGTCGAATCCGATCGTCGCGCGGGTATCGCCCCCTGAAACCCGGGGAGCACGGTCCAGACGTTCCGCTTACCGTCCTTCTCCCGGACGATCGAGAGCTCATAGACGGTCGTATCGCGATCGGTTTTGCTGGGCGCGTCGATCAAGCAGGCGAGTACTGCCTTCACCAGCTTCTCGTCCTTCGTCGTGAAATAGCAATACTCGATCTCGTATTCCCCTCGACTGTGCATTGGGTTGCAGCGGGGAAGACCTGCACGGATCGACCACTCCTCGCCGTAGCGCCCGTCCTTCTGCTCCCAATTGCGGGCCCGAACCTGAACGGGCCAGGCCTCATCGAGCGGCAGTTCCGTATGCTTGATATAGCGAGCCATCGATGATCGCTTCAGTAAAGGGCCGGGCCGCTTATCCGCTGGCCGCCGCCGAAAGTTCGGCGCCAACCTTGGCACAGCACCCGGCCCGCCTTCAACCTTCTAATCATCCTGCGCTGTCTTCCCCGTAAGGATCGTCGAGGTCCGGAACTCGAGCCTCGCCTCCGATTCGATCGAGCCATTCCTCCCGCGTCTCGTTCAGTCCTCGATTGTAAGTGCGTGGCCGCTCGTTCTCTTTGAGGTAGTCTTTCGTGACAGTAATCTTGCCACAATTCCGACACACGAGCACTTGAAGGGCCGGAATGAAGCCACGAGGCCGAGTTTTCAGTCTCGCCGCGCTGCCGCACTTCGGACAGTAGTAGATCAAGATTTCCTCTCGCTGCTTCATTCGAGAAACAGAACGGGCAGCGCGCTCACGCGCCCCGGCGTAAGGTAATCGATGAACCCGAGCGATCTGAGCGCGCCGAGATTATTCGTATAGCCGCTCGAGGTCGGCGACTGCTCGGCCCGCTCCGCGAGCTCGTCCTTACCGAGATCGTCCGGATAGACGTCGATCAACGCGCGAAGGATCCGTGCGCGACGCGCCGGCAAGCGCGCGAACAGGGCATCGTGCAGCTCCGCAGTCGTGAGCGCCGCCGCCGGCGCCTCGGCGAGCGATCGGCCGTCGTCCGTCAAGCAGACGTGCCCGGGCGCGGGATAAGTGATCAGTCCGTCCGATCGCAGGCGTCCCAGATTGTTCGTGTAGCCGGAGCTCGTGGGGCTCTGCTCGGCCAGCAGCGCGAGTTGCGTCTTCTGGGCGCGCTCGACGCGTACGCTCTCGAGCCAGGCCAGGGCATTGAGGATCCGCTGCATGGGATTCGAGATCTCGACAGCGAGGTCGAGGTCGGCGGTCCTGCCCGGCGTCTTACTCGGTTTAGGCTTCGGAGTCGCTACGGGCGGCCGGACTCTGGGAGCGGGCTCGCGGCCGTTGCCGGAGGCACTACGGATCGCCTCGACGAGCTCCTGACCGAAGCCCAACGCCTGGCCACCGACGTCGGCCAATCGCTCGCCCACGGAGGCGAAGCGACTGGCGACCGTCTCGAGCCGCTTGATCTGCGCGTCTTTGATCACGGCGACCTCGACGCGCTCGATCTCGACCTTCGGTTCCGGCGTCCTCGTCTTCGACTTCTTCGTGAGCTCGCGTTCGAGCTCGAGGATCCGCCGGCGAAGCAGCTTCGGATCCTCCGCCTTCGCGCGCGCGATCGCGGAGTCGAGATGCTTGCGGAGCCGGTCGAGGTCGACCGCCGCAAGCTTCCTGGGCGCGCGGGCCTTCTTCTTCGCTCCGACCTTAGGAGTAGCCGAGGAGTCGTACGTATCGCGCTCGCGGACCTTGACCTTGCGGAAGAGGTCCAGCCAGCCCGGCCTCCAGAACCAGGCAGTCCCGACGGGCAGGGAAGGGAGCGAGCTCATGAGCTCTTCGCGCTTCTCCGGCGTGCCGTGGACTTTCACCCAGGCGTCGATCGCCGCACGGTCTTGGGGCGCGATGGTCCGGAGCGTGATGAGGACCTCGCACTGGGTGAGGACGTCCTTGTTGAGTACCGCCGCGCGCTGAGTGACGAGCGTAAGTCCCAGGCCCCGGGCCCGGCCGCGCCGGACGAGGTCCTCGACGGCGCCGAGCATCCTGGGCGTCTGCTGCCCCATCGGCTTTTGCGGCGCGAACATGTCCGCTTCATCGAGCACGATGTGCAGCGGCTCGCGGTTCCGGTGATATGGCCGCTCGGCGAAGGCCGTCATGAAACGGACCTGCTCCGCCTTCCGGAAAGCTGAGAGGTCGAGCACGACGGACAGCCGTTCGTCGACCACCAGATCGGCGATGGTCTCGCCGGCGCCCGGCTCGAGCGGCAGATCTCCGTGCTCGCCGCCCAGGACGATGATCGGAAGCCCCTCGGACTTCCCATCGGCCGCCGCTCGAAGACCCCAGCAGACCCCGACTGGATCAACGACGACCACGGCTTGGTCCGCTTTCAGGAGTTCCTCGACGACCACGAGGGCCAAATAGGTCTTCCCGACGCCCCGCTTTGCGATGATCGCGAATGTCTGCGTGACCGCCTCGAGTGGCAGCGCGAGCTTCGGTCCGATCTTCAGTCGGCCCTCCCGAGCCATCACGATGAGGCCCCGCTAAGATCCAGCTCGAGCTGCTTGAGCTGGTGGCCGAACAGCATGAGGTCCATCTTCCAGAGACCGTAACGGCCAACGATTTCGGAGAACTCTTCGACATCATGATGGCGCATCTTCCAGGCGCCGCTGTCGAGGTCCTGGTCACAGTGGCACAGCTCGTGGTCCGCGATCGCGACGCGCTGCATCGCCGTAAGCTTCTCCCAGGCCTTCCAGTTGAAGAGGATCACGAAATCGGAGTTCGCGAGGAAGGCGAGCTTCGCGTCGCACTTGGATGCCTTCGCCAGGCGGACGCGACCGGCGCCGCGGATTTGGAGCTCCTGCTTCCAGAGATAGCTGATCCTCGCGTTCGTGAGGTGCGGGTGATACTTCGGGATGAGCAAGTCTGCGAGCGCCCCGGGGATGCCGGCCCTAACGTACTTCTCACCGTCGGGCCAGGTTGCCGGGTGCGGCGCTTTCATGGCCTTCTCGAAGTCGGGGAGTGCGCCATCCACGAACTTCTGCATCCATTCGCTCATCTGCTCTTCCACGCGATCCCGGTCCTCTTCGGTATTGAAAGCCATCGGCGGGCCATCCGCGATCTGAATGGTAGCGGTCACCTCATCACCGTTCTGTGTCCGTCCCGATTCTGATTTCTTCATTGCGCTGTCTTTCTTTTCCATTGTCCGCTCAGGTCCTCGCTCACATCGCCGTACTCTTTGAGCGCGCGAGCCAGGAGCTCGAGCTCCCAGGCCGTGAGCGAGTCGATGCAGACGACCGGGGTGGGGAAGGGCCTGGCGATCTCGCGCTCTGCCCTCCGATAGCCGACGGCCACGCCGATGAGAAAGCCGCCGACGAAAATCAGTAGAGCGAGGATGAGGCGCGGATTCACGCGAGCCGCTCCTCACCCACTGATTCACCGAACCGGGCGGGGCCTGACTCTCGCCACCTCACGTGCCACAATAGCCCCAACACGACAGCCAGAACCCCTAGCCCGGCCAACAACCCGAGGGCGCGATGCGTCTTCACAAGAGCCGCCCCTGGCGTTCGCTGAAGCGGGTACTGGGAACCGGGTACCCGATGGCTGATCCCCGCGACCAGTCGCGTTCGCCACGGCCTTCTCGCTCGAAGACGTGCTTCACGAACGTATCCACCTCCTTGTTCCACTTCTGGAGTATCTGCGAGACGCGCTCCTCTCGGGTTGTCTGCATACCACCTTCACGCCAGAGCACGACGGTGCGAGGATGCTGGTCGCGCTCGGTGTAGACGTCGATGAGGAGACCGCTGGGTAGTCGCAGGCGAACCGCTCCGGCGCTCCTGGCTGCGAGCTCCCACATCTCGAGCCCGAGCAGTTCGAGCTTCTTCCCGCCCCAGCGTAGCTCGGGTAGATCCGGAGCTCGGGCATCGTGGCCCGCACCTGGAGTGGGGTCAGTGGAGTTTTCCACAGGCTCCGGATCTCTAGATTCTTCTTCTTTGGCCTTAAAGGCCTTATATACGCCTTGCTCTGTCACAGCTGTGACAGGGTTTTCTCGCACAGCTGTGACAGGGTTTCCGTCTTGCGTGACAGGGTTTGCATCCCCGGTCTCGGAGTTTTCCACAGCCGGCTCATTATTCTCTGTCAGATTGAGAGTGTTTGAGCTTACGAACTGAGAGATCCCCTTCACGTTCAGGGACCACGTCGTCGACCGGCCGCGACCGCCACCGTGCGAGGCGCGCTGGATGAGGTTCAGCTCGACGAGCTTGCTGAGACGTCGGTAGGCCGTGCTCTCGCTGCAGTTCGCGGCTTTCGCGAGCCGGTCCGTGCCCGGGAAGGCGCCCGCACCCCACTCCGGCGCGTGCGCGTCGATGCAGAAGAGGATGCACTTCGACTCCGCATCGAGCGGCGACTGAAGGATCGCCCGCCTGAGACTCCAGGATCGTTCTAGCGGATCAGGCATCGGCGGGCCACACACCCATCATCAACCACCCTGGTGCCCTGTTTGCAGACGTATGCAGTCCGAGTGTGATCAGCTTCGGTTGCACCATTCCGTCACGACCTCCTCCCTTGCATCGTCGAAGGCGAGAGCCAGATCGTCGCGAACATCGTCCGCACTGATATAGCCATCCAAATCGATCTCCAACATGACCGTACACAAACTTTCCTCTGAGCAGACCTGGCAGTAATAGCGCATGTTGCCGTCTTGTTCGATCCGCTCGAGTGTGACGGCGACGTGCTCGTCTTTGGCAGATTTCACGATCCGCCGGCGAGATGGTGTCAGGCGCACGTGCGCGGACGAGTCGTCACGGAAGAAGCCGGCCCTCGTGCGGACGGCTTTCTTGTTCCCGGGTGCCGGCGGGACGGAGAGTTTCCGAACGACGCCGTGCTTGTTGGGCGCGACCCACTGATCCTTCAACAGATCGATGATGAGCTTGCGCCGTGCGTCCAGGTTGTCCGGGTCTTCCGGGCGTACGACGTGGAAGACGACCGAGAGCCGAGTCAATGGCCAGGGCTTCTCCGGAGGGCGCACGCCCTGGCGAATCATCTCGATCTCGGCGTGACGTTCCCAGTGTTTCTGCGGCAGGTATTGCTTCCGCGTGTGTCCGCGGAAGTTCCCGCGCGAGGGCGGGAGGGGAAGCCGGAACTCGACGCGCTCAGCCATTGATGCGGACACCTCCCGGGATCTCGTACAGGTGCATCGTCGTCGGGGTCGGGTGCCGGTCCACGTAGTCTTTTTTGGGCGGCAGGATCATCGCCATGTAGATGTCGTCGGGCAGCAGTTCGTAGCGCGCATCGCGGATCTCCTTCCACGTCGGGATCCGGCCCACTATGGGCCCGCCGTCCGGGCCGACCAGGTCCGTCCGAACGTGGGCGGCGATCGAGAGGTGCCAGCCCGCGTTCGCGCTACGGCCGACGATGACTTGCAACGCCGTCCTGTCCCTATCGTCGAGCCGGCGGACGAAACAACGCGCGTCAGGCTCGAGCCGCGAGAGCACGCGGGGTGGGATAGGCACCTGCCGCCATTTGCCGCGCTTTAATGCAGGCATCATTCTTCGATTAGTTTCTCCAGGAAGCTTCGCGGAGCTCATGGACTCACGCCCTCCGCCTCACGTTTGCCGCTCTCGGTGAGCATGAAATGCCGGAATCCGTAATCATCAGCCTTCGTGACAGCTTCAACGAGACCCTGCTCGAGGAGGATTCGCATCGTCTGCCCGGCCACTTTTGACCAGCCGGGTATTATGTAGGCCGACGACCCTCCGTCCCACTGGATGGAGTAGCGTTCGTGATACCGGAGATGTACGATCACGTGGCGCTGCGCGGTGCTGAGCCTCATACGTCATTCTCGTTTTGTGTGCTACATTTGTAACAACGGAGTTTGGTAGCACCCCGCTTGCTGCCGGCGGGAACAACGGCCTCGCGTGTATGACCACATTCTAGAACCGCGATCCGCTTATCCCATTTACTCCCGTCGCCGATAGGTTCAAAGCGAAGTTCGATCACCTGTTTTCGCCTCATCGGCGTCTCCTGTCTTCTCTCTAGGTTCCGGCAGCTCACGCCCTCGATAGTCATGGTCACCCACACGTCGGAATCCAGGTACGTTATGCTGTACAGATCCGCGCATTGAATCATGGTTCTTCACCGCCGGCGCCTGGTTCCGTTGCCGTTCCCGCCGAGGCCTTCCGGCGGTGGACCGGATGGATATCTGCGCTCGAGCCGCCGCAACAGGATGCGCGCCGTCACCGGATGGTTCGTAGTGGCCATCACTCGTTCCTTGCCGTTCTCCTCGTAGACGACCTGGACGACGTAAGCAGCCGGTCTCAGTTTCCAGCCGCTCATCTCGCGAAGCTCTTGCGGCACTCGACGAAGAAGCGGATCGCCTCCGAGAGCTCGGCGGCGCGGCCCACGCTCGGGCAGACGAGCTCGGTCTCGCCGTCCGGGCACCGCTCGATCTTGAAACCATCTGGACAGACGATCCGGACCTCATTCCGATGGCCGTCCTCGACTTTAACGATGTCCACTCTCATCGGTCCTGCTGGAAGATGCGATCCAGTTGCTCGATATCCGCGGCGACCTCGGTCAGGGCCTCGTTGTAGGCGGACTCCGCGACATCGGCCGGCGCGCCGGTGAGGCGCCGTATCATCCGGATCATGCTCTCGTGCTCGTGGGGCCGGATCGGCCAGCCGGCGCGCACGATCGCCGAGCGCGCCCTGAGCTTGCACTGGCAGCGCAGCTCGCGCACCGGCAGCCGCCAGATGCTCAATCTGTCAACCACCAGATGAGGACCGTCGCCGCGCCGACGACGGCCAGCCAGGTGCCGACGCCCCAGACGATCCCGGAGATGGCGAAGCGCCAGAATCGATGCGAGACGTAAAGGTCGGGCGGGGCCGGGTGCTCGCAGATATCGTCATCTGGGAATCCATCGTGTCGGCCCCGTCGCCCGCCGTGTCCGCTGGCGCCGCGCCCGTGCCCGTTTCCGTGCCGGTAGGCAATCTCCGCCTTCAACTCATCGATTGTCGGTCTCATCATCGAGCTCTCAGTTCTCGGGTGACGAACAGATCCTCGAAGCGGGGATCTTCCTGGATCAGCCGCCGGACGATGCGGCTGCGGTAGTCGTTGTTGATCTTGAAGGGCTCATCGCCCCGGGAATCAATCTCGACGTCCCATCTCACGCGCTCGATGATCGCGGCGATCCCGAAGCGCCGCCGGCCCGAGCGGAGCGCCTGGTAGGCGTAGCGGCGGATCGCCGCGTAGAGCTCGGCGTTTCTCTCGAGCCACTCTTCGAAGCGTGTCTGGATGGAATCATCGCGGCGGCCGTTTCCATCGCTGGCGCCGAACTCGTTGGCGAGCTGCTCCTCGTCCGTCCCTTTGCGCGGGTGCCGCATGCGGTAGTGGAGGTTCTTGCACCGCTCGGAGCAGTGCTTAATTCCGCGGCGTCCGCGCAGTCGGCCCCAGCAGCCGGGGCGGGCGCAAGTGCCTCTATTAACCGTTGCAACGGCACCCTGAGCCGTTTTCACCCGCCGCCGCCCTTCGTGGGTCGCCGGTAGCGAAGAATCGCCCAGAGCGCCGATTCCGGTGTTCGCCGACTATGCTGAGGTCGCCGCCACCAGCTGCGTCTCGTGACTTCGCGGGATGCCGCGGGCAGCTCCGGGACGAGCTCGCGACGCAGCGTCGTGAGTCGGGCCCGGATTGGCTCCGCTCCAGGGGCCGCCGCCTGCAGGGCCGTGAGCTCATCGATCGACAGATCCAGTTCGGCGATCAGGAGCTTGCGGGTACTCACGACGGGAGGCCGGCGGAGCGGCTGGGTCGCATAGCCGCAGACCGAGCAGCGCCAGGCGAGCAGGTGATAATGCGCGGTGCGATCGAGCCCACACGAACCGCAATAGCGGAGCCGGCGCTCGGCGCGAAGCGGGACGACGTCGAGCTTGTGCGGGCCCGTCGGGGAGACGGAGGCGCGCACCCCGGGCGCCGGGGGAGTGGGGCGGCCGTGTGCGGGCCTCCGGGCGGTCTCGTGCTCGAGCTCAGGCGGCGCGGCCTCCAGGATCTCGACATCGAGTTCGCGGCGGAGTGCGCGGCGCGGTGCCAGGCGCCCGTCGCGCTGGAGGAGCCGCACGATCGACTGATGCGGCAGCTGCCGGTGAACGAGGCCCTCGATCTCGAGGGCGGGAGCACGAAACCAGAGACCGGGGCTGAGATCTCTGAGTAGTGGCATACGAATCACGCTGTGAGAGGAAGCGTGATCCGGCCCTGTCATCACATCGTCAACACAGGGGATCCCGGGGGCTCGGATCGGCGAATGGCGGGAAATACGGCCGGCGGCGGCCGCCGGCGGCGTGGGGTCAAGATACGGGTAGGCTCTGACAGCCGGTGCCCGTGCGTCGAGCGTGGGAAGAACGAGAAGAAGCAGCGCGTAGAGCGGGAGGCGCGAGAGGGGGCCGCCTGGGCCTTTTACCCGGGCGAGCTCGGAGTGGCTGCGGGGCGCACGGAGCATGCTGTATCAGCCTTTCGGCACCCCCCGAAGCTGCTCTGACCTTCGGGCCCGTTAGGTTACATAACGGAAGTTACGCTGCGGGCTTTCGGAGCGTCTTCGGGTGCCGGCGATCTCATGGGTCCGGAGAATCGGGGGGAGTCGCCATCGTCGTTCGAAGGAAAGGTCGCGAATGCTGAGCACCCCCTCAGACGCTGACTTCGAACTTACAGTGCTCCCCGGCCGCGCGCAAGCACGGCTGATTCAGAGCACAAAAAAAGGGGCCGGGTATTCAGGCAGCTCTACCGTCTGAGGGGACAGATTCACCACCGAAAAGGGACCGCGGCCCCAGAGACCAATCTATGGGCATTCCGGGCTTCTGCAACCGGATCACTGGAACGACCTCTGCGCTGTTCGGAGACCGTAGCCAATTACGATGGCGCCGGCCGTGTACGCAGCCTTCTTCCAGAATGGCGGATTGGCTTTGCGATAGAGCTCGCGCGCCTCTTTCATCAATAGACCGTTTTGAATGCGGAACTCGGCAATCGTCGAATCCTGGCTAGCTATTATCGAATGGGCGAAGACGAGCGAGCGCCTGAGCGTATCCGCCTCGGCGATCGCCAGAGCGGTCTGATCCGATTGGATAGCCAGTCGCTCTTCGTTGGCCCCCTGGAGCCGCGCCAGCAGCTCGAGCCCGGTCGTATCACGCTCGAGGTAGATGGCCAGATTCTCGGCCGCGTCATCCCGCCGGCGCTCGACTTCGACGGTCCGAACGACGACACGTTGCCGGGCGTCGCGCAGGCTGTCAGCGATAGATCTTGCTGTTGACAGGCTGTCGGACCAGATCGCCTCGCGGGATGCCCGGGCCTCGTGCAGCAGGGCGATCGAGTCATTGGCGGCCTCGAGCTCTCTGAAGTGGTCGCGTTCTCCCAGCCGGAGGCGGACGTCGTCGACCGCGAGCGCGATGATCGCGAGGGCCAGGATCCACTTGAGCGCCTCGATGAATTTCATTACAGGCCTTCCCGAAGATCGAGGATACGTTCGATCCACCATCGGATGAACTTCAGACCCTCCGCCTTATCCACGAGCTCGCGCACGTCGGCCCACCGCTCTTCGCGCACCGCCCGGGCGAGCTTGACCAGGGCGTTCGATTCGTCGCGCGTGATCTCCCGGTAGTAACGAATCCGCTCCCAAAGAATCGCCTCGACGAGTTGATCCGGATCGGCCTGCATGACGGCGCCAAGCGTAACGGAACCGATGATACCATCGGCTTCGACGCCAACCGCCTTCTGGAGAACTTTCGCCGCCCCGGCGATGCCTAGATTCACGGATCCATCGAAGTGGACGATTGCGACCAGCTCCGGCATCTGGTCACTGTGGCCTTCGCGCCAGTAATACTCGAAGTAGATCGCCTCGACCTCGTGCTCTGCGATCAGCTCGACCGATTGCGCCTCGAGAAATCGATCCGTCCGCCAGCGATCGTACGTTCGCTGGGTGATGCCCCTGTTCGTTGCCCCACCGGTGTCGGCCGGGTCGTCGATGAACCCGCCTTCGGCCTTGAGTACGACGCTGAGCGCCCGTTCGAACGCGCTCATGCGATAGCTATGGCCAGCGCGACGAGCCACGGTGCCGCCACATCGAGCAGGTGGTCGTAGAGCGGCGCTTCCTTGGCGTACCAGAACACTTCGAGCAGCTCGCGAATGAGCCACCAGCCAGCGACCATCCACATGGCCGGCTCACGCAGCTCGACTCCCAGCCATGCCAGGATGCCGAACGGCAGCATCCAGGCCACGGTGAGGGCGCTATGGGCTGCCCATGTCCGCCAGTGTTTGCCAGGTTCGTACGTCCATCGCTCGATCTTCTCGAGAATGTCACGAAGCTTCATCCCGTCCACCTCCGCTCTGAGGCGATAGACCCAGTCTATCAGCCAGTAAAACGTTCACCTGCTGTTCCTGTCCAACCGCCGGGAGCCCTTCATGGGCGTCAATCGCTTCTCGCGCGGATCGTTCTTCGTATCTTGTCCCCCTCGTCGCGGACGCCCCGCTCGATCTCATCCAGGGATTTAGCTATCTGCTCGAGCTGTTTGGACATCACACCGGCGAGCACCGGGTCGTAATGACACCCCGGATTACCGCGGCTATTATTTCCGTTGCGTTTGCCGTTCGCCCTGGCGATGAGTGGTTTCGCCAGTGCCTTGAGCAGCTCGAGCAGTCCCAGCGCCACTGTGAGCGCGAGTACGAGCGGGCCGTATTCGATTGCCGGGTGACCCTGGATCATTTTGCAGGCTGGCCTCCCCCGTTTCGATCGACCCAGGCCTTGCCGACGTTCGCGCCGCCGTAGAGCCCGAGCGTGAGCGCCAGTGCCGTCACATACTCCGCACCGCCGAGTTTACTCAGGAGCATCCCTAACGTCGCGCCCGCCCAACAGACCAGGGCCACAATGAACTTCCGCTGCCGCTGGATTGATTTACCGTTCGTCATTTGCCACCTCACAGAGATCGACACCGAGCGCCTTAGATCTGGCGCAACCGTCTCCAGGCAACTCGAACCTCTTCCACGGCCACCAGCTATTCCAAGGGCTTTCGCGCAGGTTCTTGAGAAAGCCGGGGTTCCAGAGTGAATATTCGCGCGTCGTAGCTGGCCCGTATTCCTGCACTTGCCTGATGGCCGTCTCAACCGGATGACCGCGAACCATGAGAATGAGGGCCGCTGCGAGACCGCTACGATTCTCACCCGCTCTGCAAACCGTGAGGACGCGGAAGCAGGCAAGTCCATTAGCGATCGCCCACAAAAGCTCAAGCGTGTCAGTGGGCAGCCCTTGGGCATCGTCTGCTATTAGTGTGCACACAGTCGGAACCGGGAAGTCGACAGGGACAAGCGACCAAACGACCTCGATGCTCTCCGCCACCAGCATCTGGGCCGTTATCGCACTGGCCGGTCCCTGGTATAGGTCGTCGAGTATCCGGCACATGCCTACGCTAGACATATTGCTCCTTCAACGCCGGCCTGAGTTCTTGTTCCAACTCGTCCTCGGTCCAGCGACGGTTGAAATTCAGCCGATGGTAGTTCAGAAACGGCAACCAATATTCCAGCAATCGCCGCCGCTCACGTATCTGGCCCTCGCTGTCAGGCCGCCAGCGATTGAGTGCGCTCGTCACGCAGTCCTCCACATCCCTGTCACACCAGATCAATCGGCTGTCGGGTAGCAGAGTGAGGATTATCGGCAGCACGTGCGCGATGCGCGGCGCCTTGAAGCCCCACGGTTCGGTCTTGCCGGCTACGTGGGCACTGAACGCATCCAGGAACTCATGGAAACTGATCTGCCGCCGTTCGAAGCGGAACGCCAGCGTGTGAATCGTGTTCTCCTCCCAACTACCCAGCGGGCAAGCTGCCGATACTACGGCGCGCCCACCCATGTCTATCCCGAACCGCTCCTCCAATACCTTCGCCGTGATCGAGCTGCCACAGCGCCCAGTGCCCAAAACGATTACCGGCACTTCACTACGCCCTCACCAGATCGTCACTTCATCACCTGCGGCGGGCGTCCCCGTGAGCACACTGCCCAGTATGAAGATCCCCGTCGCGCTCACGTAGTCGGTCACGGGCACACGCTCGTATTGCTGTGCGCCGGTGCGAACCTGAAACAGTTGACCGTTGAACGTATCATCGCCGAAGCCGGTGATGTCGGTCCTGACTTGTGAGGCAGAATTGCCCGCATCTGCAACTACCACGCCGACCACACTCGGCTTGATCGGATTGAGGTAACAGGCACCCCACCCGGGTTCCGCCGCATCGAAATTCACACCGAAGAACACGAGGTTCTCACCCGCAGCGATCGCCGCGTCGGGAAGATCGAAGCGATAAAGCCCGTTCGCGATCTCTATCATGCCGCCGTCCGAGTGAACCGAGTCCACGGCGGCCAGGTTCGAGAGCACGATCGTTTGCAGTGTGCCCAGGGGTCGCAGGTAGCGCGCCCAGGCCCCGGCCGATGCAGACGTCATGCCCGCGAGCGCGTTCCCGACCGTGTCCGTCATCATACCGTAGACCGTCGGATTTGCCCCGCCCTGAGTGAAGATGTGTGGGATGATGTAGCTCATAGTTTCAAACTCCTTGGCTTCCAAATGCGGGGTAGGCTGTTGGCATCCGACGCATCAGCATGAGCGGACCGCCGCCGCCCGGTACATTAGGCACTTCGAGCTCGGCCCACGAGACGTAACCGCGCAGGTTGGTGCCGCTCGTATACGTCACATCGAACTTGACTCGCAGGTCAGTGTAGTCGGTGATCGCGGCCGTCACGGTGAAATCGTACTGCGTATAGACTCCCGGCAACACCTGGCTCCACGACTGCCTCTCGACCGCGCCCTCGTACAGAAAAATGTTGAGAGTCCCAAAGTCGCCGCCGCTTTTCCTTGCCCTGAGCCGAAGTGTGCGCGTGCCGGTGTCGGGAGTGGATACGTTCGAGAGGCCGATCTCGCACCGACCGCTTGTTCCAGCGTTAAGGCTCTGGCACCTGATCCAATCAAGATCGTCCGGCGTCAGCTCGTCGATAGAGACGTCGAGATTGTTGGCCAGCAGCTCGTTCTGCCAGTTGTTGACCAGAATCGTCGAGTCGGGCCGTCCAAACTGGGGCATCAGTCCGCCGTCGTCGGGTCGGTGGCGTTCAGGTACTCCTCGATGTTGGAGTAGCCATCGCCGTCGTCATCTGCATCGAACACAGCTGCGGTTGCCGAGCCCCAGTAGCGGGTCTCGAACGCGTCGGGAAGGGCGTCCCCGTCACTGTCGCCGCAGGCCGTACCCGCCGCAGGCACGGGGCTCGTTACCGTGTCGCTCCGCTGCGTCCCTACGAGCCCCGTGCCGTTCTTGAAATGGGTCGCCTGAAGTGCATCCTTCGCATCTCGTCTCGGCGTGAACTCCCCGTCGCAGGTGAGGCGAAAAGCGTTGCCGATCGAGTCTGCGAGCGCCAGACGAAGCGCGTCGGTCATAGTGGCTATCGCCGGTGGATTCGCGGAAGGTGTAATCACCGTATCTTTTCGCTGACCGCGGTGTGCCGTGTCACCTGCCGCCACACAATCCCAGGCGGGATCTAGTGTACCGCCGCTAGGAGTATCCTCCCGGCAGGCGACGCTACGATTCGGGCCTATCCAGAAGGCGTCAGAATCGATGTCCTCCACGAAGCCGTTGTTGCTCGTGAGGTTCCCGGCAAAGTAAAATCTCCCGTCGCAGGTACTGTCAGAAGTTTCACCCTCGGCGGTGCAGCCACTTTGCACCAAGATAGAGTAGGGCCTCACCCCGCCCGTCGAGTCGGTTGCCGGCCCACGCCGCAAATAGTTGTTGATGGCGTCGACGTTGTATGCACCAGGCGCGACCTCGAAGCCTCGGATATCCCAGTTGTAGGCCATGCTGTTTATCAGCTTGACGTTGCAGGCACTTATGTTTGGCGTTCGATGCCCCGGCCCTGCCCAATAATTCCGCCAGTGAACTATATTCAGACTACTCTCCGGGCATGGCGGCATGATGCGCGGCCGACCACTCGGAGCCTGTGAGATACGGCGTGAACCCGCACCGGCCAGGTCCGCAGGCTCGTACATCATGATGTAAGCGGTCGTCAGATCGTCGAATGAAAAGCCGGGATTCGTTCCGAGCGTGTCTGGCGAGATGTCCAGCCCGGTATGTCCGCCCTGCGAACCCGTCCACCACCGCAACGTCACGTGGTCCAGGTAATGACGCTGGGCGTATCTGACAGTCAGGGACTGCTGCGTCCCTTGTGAATTGATCGTGATATAGCGGATTACGATATCGTGGTTAGCGGTGTCCGGCGCGATGTGCCATTCCTGACTGCCAGCCCCCCCAGGTCTTTGAAAAGCAACTCCACCGCCCTGAGTCCACTGCCCGGCGATATAGACACAGCTGGCGTTCCCCGGCCAGATCCATCTGTCGTCACCACCCCACGCCAGGTTGTAGAGTCCGCCCTGGTCGAATATGATGATATCCAACGAGTCGGGCCGCACGTTGTTCGTGATGATATATCTGAGGGAGCCGGCTATGGAATCCGTCGTCGTGGTGACGCGCCAGACCCTGGTGATCCCCGGCCCTCTTGCACAAAAGGCCGAGGACAATGCAAGCGCCGCCGGACCGACCGCACCGGGAAAGGCGAGCTCGAGCCCGGACGGTGGTGCCGCTCCACCAGGCAACGCCCCGCTGCCCGATGCGGGCAGGGCAAGCGGTGTCAGGAACGAAACGAGGGGTGCGGCTCCCTCGGCCGCATCGCCCACGGCCACGACGAATTCTATCGCCTTCCTGACCGGCCCACTCTCGAAGGTCAAACGGATATATCCACCGCCCTCGATGAGCGCGTAGGCGACGAGGATGCCTGCGGTCGCGATCTTGCCGAACCCGAGGGCATAGCGGAGTATGGCCCTCCGCCGTAGGAGTAAGTAATCCGGTCTTTTCTCAGGTAACTTTTCCATCGTTCCCCTAAGAGCTAAGGATAGTCAGCAGTGGCACGATGTCTTGCTCCAGTGCCGGCGCCGGCAGGGGCGGCGGCGTAGCAGGAGCGACCACCTCCGCGCCGGCTATCCGCCAACCGATGAACCACGAACGGTTATTGCCCTCAACGTATCCCAGGTTGCCGCCGCTAGTCTGGTACGCCTGGACATAGAACTCGTCTCCCTCCTCGACCATCTCCAGCGAGACGCAGAGCGCGCCGTTCGGCCCCGCTATGTAGGCTTCCTGGCGTGCGACGCTACGCTCGCTCAGCACCGTTGCCCGATCTCTCATAATCCGCGTCTGGTACTCGCCGATCGTGTTAGCCTCGAAGAAGACCTCGCTGGCAAAGATCCAGAGCCCGGCCAGGCCGGCCGGGACAATCATGCGGCCGGTCGGCGCATCATAAAGCCCGGCCGGCATATTGAAGAGCTCGCCATCGAAGCTCACGAGCTGAAAGCTGCCCGTCGCCGTATGCGTCGCGGCGGCCGACAGGTAGGCCCGGAAGGCAAGCGGCGCCAACTGGATGATGGGCAACCCTTCGAGGCCGGCCTCGACGCTCCGCAGAATGCCGAGGCCCGGTCCCGTCTCGAACCGCGCCGACTGCGCGCCGCCGAGCGTGATGCCGTGCCTCATATCGGGCACACGAGTGGACTACGCTCGAAGTCGAGCGGGTCGTTCCATACCCGGCTGTCCTTCTCCACACCGCTTCGCAGGAGGACGATCTTATAGTCGAGCTTGCACAGAATGGCGCTACCGACCTGCTCGAAGCAGGGCGTGTTCTGATCGAGATAGGACCCGATCGCGCAGGGATCGGAGGTGGTCGTCAGCAGCTCCCAGACATCTCCATCGATCCTGCGCCACGCCTCCACACTGTCCGTTGCGGCCACACAATTGGCGATGTCCCAGAAGAGTTCCACCTGCCGGCGCTGGCCCACCGTACAGCTCGTGCCGGGTTGGTCCTCGACCCGCCGCGTCAGTTTGATGGTGAAGTAGGGATCGCCGGTCCCGCCGCCGCCCACGATCGTGAGGCTGTTTGACGAACGATTGCCGGGATATTCCAGCCCGTTCGTGTCCACCGGTACGGCGATGTCATACACGACCTGATCGGTCTGCCAGCCCCCATCCTCGTACGCGAACTGGTCATCCTGATCGATGATGCCGCGATCGAATACCGGGTCGAGCTCCGCATTCGGATCACCCGCGACCTTGGTCGGCCAATCGCCCTCGCGTCGATATACGCGTAACGCGACGGCCCGGGTGTTCACGTCCCACGAGCGACGGGCACTCGCGAACGGCGAAACATCGCCGTCGCCGATTTGGACGGCCGTCGTGCTGAGTATCTGCGGATCCCAGAGACCCGGCGGTCCTACCTTCGCGGTCACGCTCTCTCCGGCGGTGCCTGCGCCGTTAAGCAGGGGAAAGATTACGACGCGCGCGAATAGCTGCTGAGCGCGGCCGACCACGACATCGGAACCCGCGTCTTGGGCGACCACGGGCGATCCGTCCACCGAGTTGCTGATCTCGCCGCTCGTGACGACCGCGGCGAATGTCGGCATCGAACTCACGCTCGTGAGGTAGCGGAACGATCGCGCGGCGCCGGCGCCCACCACGGTGAGCTCGAGTGTCCCGTCCGCTCGGATGGACCAGCCGAAATCCTGAATCCTCGCAACGCCCGGGCGCGGTTCGCCCTCTCCGAGACGTCGGCGCCGGCGCCGGCCGGTCAGCGCGTCGATGAGATCGAGCGGCCGGTTGCTGAGCTCGAGGCCGAGTGTCCGGGCCGCGATCAGCTCGCGGCGGATCCGGAGTAGCCGCGTCGAGAGCTGGAGCTGGAGGATCTCGTCCTCGACAAATACGGTGCCGCCGAGTGTCAGCGCATCATAAGGGAACGTCGCGGGATCGATCGTCGTCAGGTCGACAGCATCGATCTCGTAGCTCATCCGCGGACCCGCGCGATCGCGTAGCGCATCAAGCCCTCGGGCCCATAGCTTGTTGGCCGCGCGGCCCTCGAAGAATGCGGAGAGCCCGGCGGAGTTCAGGAACATGGCACCGTCGAGATAGAATTCGGCCGCTCCGTTCCGGCTCACGACGAAGATCTGGACGTTGCCGGCGGGCAGCTCCTTCCCCGCAATGCCGAGCTCGATGAAGCGATCGGTCTCGGACGTGAATGCTTCGGCCTCCGCACCCTCCTCCGGGAAGCGACCCTCTGTCGAGTGAACGATGTAGACGAGTACTTCGCCGCTTACGACGTAAAGCGATGCGAGCACCGAGTAGAAGACGTCGGGCTGTGATGGTGAGATCGGGATCGGGTCGCTGCTCAGCCCCTGGCCCACAGCGCCCGCCTGTACCCGCGCACTCGCTCCACCTATCCGCGTGTATCGCTCGTCGACGTTCTGGCTGGTCGTCGGCGCGCCGACCACGTTCCAGTCGTCTGGGTTCCCGGCCGTGAAGTTCCGGAGCGCGGCGTTCTGGACGAGATTGTCGACCGGCGGCAGATCGCTCTCCTCGATCACCGCGTCGATCGTGCCGTAGACGGCCTGCTGCGCCGCGTCCTCGACGAACGCGAGCTCGGTTCCGGAGATGTCGGCGCCGAAGCGTACGTAGTCGTCAACGCTCAGGTTGTGGGCGGCCGCGGTCGTGACCCGCTGCAGCGCCGCATCCGTGCTGGATATCTGGACCGTAGTCGTCGGACCCTCGACATAGTCGCCGCCCAGGTGACCATCCTGGAGGATCGGATTCTCGTCGACGGCGAAGATCGTCGAGCTGATGATCGCTGTCACGCGCCAGCGCGCCCGACCGATCGTGAGCTTCGCCATGCCGTCGCCGCCACCGATCGGCCAGATCCGGTTGGCCATGTCCGAGAGGTCCGGAGTGCGCTTCACCCCGATCAGGTTCTTCCGATAGCGGAACTCGGGCACCACGGCGCCCGCGCCGACCTGGTCGATTAGATCCACGAGGTAGCTCGTGTCGCCGTTCCGGCGCACCGCGAGCTCGAGGCCTTCGATCTGGGCCAGCTCCTGCAGCGCACGGAGCGGCGTGTCGCCATCGAATGTGAAGGCATCGACGACCGTCGCCGAGGCGGAGATCGTACCTGCCGCGAAGAACGTCGGCGCGTTCTCCAGCATCTTCGTCACGAGCTGCTGCCGGGTATGGGAGAGCAGGGTGAACACGAGCCTCACGCGGCCGGTCTGCTCCGTTCGCCTCACGATGCCGTTACCGAGATCGAGCAATGAACCGCTCGCGATCACCGAGCCCGTCTCGGCTCCCGTCCGGTCGCGGCCGTCCGGAGCTTTCTCGATCCTGAACTCGCGCACCGTCCCATCGGTGAAGATGAGCCGCAGCACCCGGCGCCCCGAGATCTCCGGCCAGGCGGCCGATGCGCGCCGCAGTTTCACATCGAGCCGGTCCTTGCCCTCGAGGTCCTCGTCAAGGACGGCGGCCATAAGATCGTCGCGCGGGATGCTCGCCTGGTGCGCGCCCCCGCCAGCGGCGTAATCGCTCCAGATCTCGGCTCGCTCAATCAGCATCTACCAGTAGCGTCTCCGGTACTGAATGCGGAATAGATCGGCCGTCCCTCCGCCGGTGTCACTGAGTCTGACGTCGGGGGTGGCCGCCGCCACGAAATCGCCATCATCGGGATCTATATCGAAGTAGGAGCCGGAGAGGTTCGCGCCGACGCTCACTCCATTGCTCTCGGCGGTGAAGGCCTCGGTATCGATGACGAGCGTATCCGTCCCCGTCAGTGTGATGCCGGTGAAGGCGAGACTCTTGACGACCGCATCGGCCGAGTCGCGGTAATCGATCACGGGGTCACTGATATCACTGACTGTATTCCCCGTGATCGTGATCAGTAGTGGGTGCGGCGCCGTCCCTATCGGGGATTCGATCACGCGGGGAAGGGCACCGTTGTTCTCAGCCGATTGGAGTGTCGTCTCCCTCGCGCGCGAATCCGGCGTTAGTAGCTCCAGTCGAAATCTCGTGGCCTTCTGTATCCAGGAAGGTCGGATCTCCTCCAGCCTCAGCTCCGCGGTCCAGGCGAGCCACTCGCGTGCGGGTGTCTGTTGATCGTCACTCCATTGCAGCGCGAGTTCCCGGTCCGGCCGCAACCGATACTTGAATTCATCGATTCTCTGCTGCAGGTCCAGGAGGCTGGAGCCGGTGATGGCACCAGTGACTGTAATCAGTTTGGCATTTGGGGCCTGTTGACCTATTCGGAGGCGGCGCTTCGCCCCGGGGATGGCATTCAAGAGATGATGCAGTCTCGGACCGCTGCGGCTTGGCGAGCGATCATCGACGATCACACCGAAGGTCGAGACGTTTACACCGTCAAGAATCACTGGGTTCAGTCCCTCAACTGAAAGAGTCGGCGTCGCTCGCGGAGTGCTTCGCCGAGCTGAACAGAGACTTGTTCGCTTATGGCTGTCCCGATGTCCTCCGCGACTGCCTCGGTGGCGCCGGCACCAAGTGCGACCTCGGTATTGACCGTCAGATTGATGACGGGCCCAGTGGTCGTCACCGCGCTCAGGCTCGGACCGCCTGAGAGTGAAAAAGAATCGAGCAGCGCGAGGATGTCTTTCTGTACGCCCAGCTGCGCTTCGTCGACTATGAGCTGGGCATGGTCGATCTGCAGCAGCTCGTTCGCCTGTAGCTCGGTGATCTGGACCGTCCGGACGAGCGACTGCGTCACGCCGTCATCCTCGGTATTGTCCTCGATCTGATCGAGCAACCCCTCCATCTGGCCCAGTAACTCGACCGCCTCCTCGAACGTGGCGAAGCCGAGCTGCTCCGGTGTCAGCAGGCCAGCCGCCAGCTTACGGAAGAGATCCTCGATCAAGGCCTCCGCGAATCGGCGGCCCTCGGCCGTCGATATGTCTACTCCGAGGAGCTGCTTGAAGAGCGGGATGGCCCTGCCCGTCTTCGCCAGTATCGCGAGCTCCTGGCGCAGCGCCTCGAACTGAGCGAGTGGCCCCTCGATGTCCAGGATCTCGAAGCCGAGCTGCAGACGGCGCATGAAGCCCTCGAACGTGTCCGGGAAACCGATCAGTTCATCCTCGAGCTCCTGTAGCGCCGTACGCAGATCACGTAGTCCGGACTGAATGAGCTTGCCGGCGTCATCCCTGATCGTGATGCCGAGCTCCGCGGCGATCCTGTCGAGGTCGGCCATCGAGAGACCAAGCCGCCGCAGGTTGTCTAGTAGCGCCTTCCTCGACAGGCCACCGCCGAAGGCGCCGCTTAGGAACGTCTGTTCGAGCGCACGGAGCGCACCGGCGAAGTCGGCCCCCGAGATCTCGAATGTCCCACGCAGTCGGTCGACGTTCTCACCCAGTTCCCTCAGCGCCCGTGTGTTCTGCTCGATGACCTGACGTCGGGCACGGTCCTCCGCACTCTCGCCGAGCAGGCCCGCGAGGCCGCCGAGCAGCCCGAGCGATCCGGAGATGATGCCGGGCACGTTGGTGCTCGCGATGGCAGCCGCGAGCGTCGCGGCGCTAACGGCGATCTGGGTGATGTTGTCGAGCGTTTCGGCCGTCTCGTCGCCTACGAGGCCCATCGCGTTGGCGAAATCAATCGCGCCGTCGGCAGCCTGACGAAGCAGCGACAGCGTGGTCACCAGGTTCTGGAATCGCTGCTGCGCCTCGGTCTTCGCCTGGTCGGTGATCGCTGTCTGCTCGCCACGTACCTTCTGGAGCAGCACCAGGATCTTAGCGATTTCAGCTCGGAGGGCCTCCTCTTCCTCCACGGTCGCATCGGTCGCTTTAAGCTGCTGCTCTACCCGGTACAACTGGATCTCGAACAGCCGCTCCTGATTCTCGAGCACTAAGGTCCGGCGTTCCTCCTCGTCGGTGATCGCCGCCGTCGCGATGGTGATCTCTCTGAGCCCGGCCTCCATTTCCTCTCCGAATGTCTTGGCCAACTCCTGCGCCCGGAGCTCGCGACCGGCCTTTGCGGCAGCATCCTCGAGGATGCGGAAGTTTTTCTCGGCTTCCTCGCCGATCGTGCCAAACGCCTTTCGATATGCGTCCCTGAGCTTGCCGATCTCCCTGAGCTGGAGCTCTGTGGCGGTGAGCGTGATCTTCGCCACGCGGTCGGCAAGCTGTTCCTCGAGCTTTGCTCGCTGAGCGGCGGCCTTCTTGTTCCCCGCGTCGTCGCCACCTACGGGTGCAATTTGAGGATCTACTTCCTCATCTGCTCGGCGACGTTGCTGCTGCCTTTCCAGCAATAGTTCGCGAGCCTTGATGAGCCGTTCGAAGGCTTCGCGCTGTTCGTTAGTCATGGAGATGTTAGCACGACCAGCATTAATCTCCGCAAATATCGCTGCAATATTCTCGTCCGTAGCACCCTTAGCACGCTCGATTTGCGTTATTCTTCTGGCTTCTGCAACGATTAGCCGTTGAAGAGCATCGTCGCTCAAAGATTTCATAGACTGATCGAACGCAGTGATGCCCTTCACCAGAAACTTCCACCCTTCGATCGTGTCACGTATGATTTTCAATAGCGAACTAAAAGCTGGAAGTAAGCCGACTGAAATATCATCCTTCATGTTCTGAAGTTCCGCGCTCAGAGCGCGCGCTTGATTCGCTGCCGAGTCCTGTGTGCGTGCGAGGTCACCGACTGCCACACCGGCCCGCTCAGTAATGAGTTGCAGACTGGCTGTAGCCTTCTCTTGCTGCGTGAGCTGTTTCGCGTTCGTCTTGGCCGTGTTCAGGAGGGCGCGCTGCTGGACATCGCTTTCGAGGAAGACGATCCCGAGGCGCTTCAGCGACTCGCGTTCGCCGGCGAGCGCCGCCTGAAGAATGCGCGCCGCCTCGGCTGCGCCACCCTGCAGATTATTGAATGAAGCCAGGTCCGCAGCAAGCGTAATGATTTCCTGCGCGAAGTCCGCGCTTTCTTGACGAGCGAATCCGAATCCCTGCGCGATCGCACCCGTCGAGGCGAGCAGCTCGCGTGCCTGTTGGCGGCTGAGGCCGGCGATGACGGCGAAGGAGTCGATGAACTGATCGAGCTGTAAAGCCGCTGCACCGAAGACGGTATTGAACTTGGCTCCGGTCTCCTCCACGGCTGTCGCCGTCTCGAACAGGTCCTCAGCCAGACGCTTCAAACCGATCGCTGCGAGCACACCGCCGACGCTGACCATCGTCGTGCGAAAGGCTTTCGCCCGGCGGTCGGCCGCGCGCATCCGGTCGTCCATGCGATCGATCTGCGAAGCCGCCGCACCCGTATTCGTGCCGAGCTTTCTGAGTTGTTTCTGGGCACCCGCCAGAGCCCTGTCGAAATCCTGCTTCTTCAGGTCTAGCTCATAAAACAGGTTGTCGATGCGGCTCGGCATTTCAGGCCTTTCGGGATTTCTACGCTAGCGCGCGCGTGGTTATCAGTCCATCTTTGGATAACGGTCCTGCCGCGAACAACTTCACCTGGAGGAAAGAGATGCCAGAGAATCTCGCCCCTATCGTGCTAACGCTCGGGCTGATGTACGCAGTCATCATGTTGGTCTTGCCGTTTTCCATTCTCGGCATTCATAGCTGGGTAAAGCGCACTTGCGAAGAAACCCAGAAGACGAACAAATTGCTCCAGAAAGTCTTGCAGGAACTCGAAGGAACTCGTCAGCTATCGAGCGCATCGTCTAGACCGGATGATGTTTGACCTTCTTCGTGTTTGATCGCCTCGAGGGCGGTCTCCGCGCAGATCGAGACGAGGCTCCGTTCCCGGACGATCTCGATGGGCGGGCGCCGCTCGCGCCAGGCGACCGACTGAAAGACCATCGCCCAGGTGTTCGGTAACTCCTTGCCGTCCTTTTTGCTCATGGGCCTCGGAAGACGTCTCAGTATATCCGTATTCACGCGGTGCCAGGCTTCCATGAGAAGCATCTCTTCATCGGGCGTAATCCGATCACCCCAATCGATGGGCTCGTAGAGCGGCGCCGGCCCCTCCGCGGTCACCTCAGCGTAGAGCAGGGAACGGCAATGGGACACCTCCTCCTGGATCTTACCGAGGGTCTCATCCAGGTCATCGATCGGTTCTCCGCGACCGGCGTCGTATTTGAGCAGCAGCCGTGCGGCCCCGAGCCGCAGAATCCACCAGTCCAGGTCCTCGACGCGCATGATGCGGAGCCAGGAGGCGGGCGAGATGCGAAAGGTCCGGTTGAGCGAGGGCAGCTCGACGATCTCCGCCCTATCCTCGAGTGCAGCCAGCGCCGTCTCGAAAGAATCGGCGTCGCCGCGGCGGTTCTGCCGGCGCGCTTGCCACTCCTTGCGGCGTGCGAACGAGCGGAGCTCGGCGTAGCGAAGCCACAGCTGCTCTTTCGTCTTGCCTGGATGCGAACTGGCGACGGAGTCGAGCTCGGCATCCGTCGCCAGCTTCTCTATCCTGAGGAGCTTATCGAGACTCGCTATCCGGTTCTCGAGCTTCTTACGGGTCCACACACCTAGATCACCCTCGCCTTGCCCCGGGCGACGAGTTCCACAGCGACCGAGCGGGATACTTTGGCTGTCTTCTTCTCTCGATTATCGAGGTACTCGATCCGCACCTCATGGGGGTCGCGATCCGTCGTGGCCGCATCAACCTCCGGACCGGCGATCTCCTCAGCCCATACCGCGGCCTCCTCGAGCTCAGTCTTGAGCTCATGCTTATCCTTTTTCGTTGTCATCATTCCGATCGTCATCCTGCTCGCGTTGGTGGATCACTTTTGCTTTGCCGCGAACGACCAGCCGCTTGGCGAGCTGCTTTGACGTCTTCTCACGCCGCCCATCGCAATACTCAATCCAGACCTCGTCGGGGCCGGACGCGACCGCGGCCGCGTCTATTTCCGGACCGGCGATCTCCTCGGCCATGTCCCTGGTCTCTTCGATCTCGGCCTTGGGTTCATCTTTGTCCGGACCGGCGATCTCCTCCGCAGTCTCCGCCGCATCCTCGATCTGCTCCTTGATCGTCTCCTCCTCGGGAGTTCTCTTAGCCATCGTTTACTCCCTCGTGATCCGGATGTAGTTGATGTTCCGGAGCGTCACCGGCAGCACCAGGGCCTCGCCGGTCTGGATGTTGTACTCGGTGTTGGGGACGACGACGCGGGCGGCGACCACATACCAGGTGATCGTATTACCGCCATCATCCAGCCCCTGGAAGCGCCACGGCTTGTTGCCGAGGGAAGCGAACGCGTTCGGCTGAATGACCACGCCCGTCGGAGTAGACCGTACATAGGTCGTCTCGTCCTGCCCGAGCGCCTGCGCGAGGTTCTCCATCGAGATATTCACCAAAGCGAAGGAGATCGCCGTCTCGTTCGGGCCCGGCATATAGAGATAAGTCGCGAGCTGCGTACCGACCGGCAGCGGTGTCTCTGACCCGCTGTGCGCAATCTTCACGCCCTCGGACGTGTGGCCCAGGTCCACGAGGCTCAGCCTCGTCACGGCGGCGCCAGTGGCCTGCGCGTACTCGAGCGGCGTGCCGGCGTACAATGTGATCAAACTGGCGGCCACAGATGTGACGATGCCGAGGTCGGCCAAGCTGCCGTTCTCACCGATCCGGATAACATCGTCTGTGACGAAGCCCACTTCGCTCGCGACGGCCAGGGCCACGTCGCCAGCAGATTGATCCGCTGTGAGCGTGGTGGGCGAAGCCGCATCCGAATAGTAGCCCACGGACCGAAGGTCGTGAATGACTTCTGAGGTAGCGTTGAGTCGTGGCATCGTTCAGCTCTCCGTTAGATCGTCAGTTCAATGAGGAAGTCGCTCTGTATCGACCTCAGTCCATTCGTCACCACTCCATCCCGGCGATCGTCGGCGGGAATCACCGCCGCGTCCACGCCCTGGGCGTCGAGGTTCACGCCTGTGATGAGGGCGAGTGTTCGATCCATGAGTGGCTCGAGTTCGGCGTAGGCATCAGCCAAATCGCTCCACCATTCGATCTCGCAGCGGATCCGTCGCCGGCCGTTGGTCCCGCCCATCCTGGGACCGGAGACGAACCGATAAGTACCCACCGGGTAGCTCGTGCTCTCCGGGTCGAGTTCCACGCCCCAGGCAATCAGGTTGCGATCGCTGCGGCCGGTGATCGTCTGTATGGCTGCATCTCCGTCGATCAGGGTGACGAGAGCTGTGCGAAGTGCGAGCTCGCTCACCTGAACCTCGCCGCGTTCTTCAGCTGCTTGATGAGCCCGCGCGTCATCTTCGGGCGTGCCTGATCGGTCGCCGGCCGAACGAAAGGACGAGGCCGGATTCCTGGATGCTGGACGAACGGCCCGAAGACCTGCCCGCCGCTGGCCAGGACCAGGGCACCCCGACGCGACCGCGTTCGCCGACCCGTCCGCTGCGAGATACGTTGGCGCCGGGCAGTGATGGGATGCCGCTCGGTCCCATATTCGAGAAAGCGCCAGATGAAGCCGCGGTAAAATCCCTTGGCCATGCCAAAGCGGAGCTTCCCGTTCTGGACCTCGTGGATGATATTACGTCGGAACTCGCGCGTCTCGCCGACCGGCGCCTTAGCCTGCATTAGCAGGGCCACGTCGCGGCCGATGGGCTCGAGAACTTCATCGCGGCGAACGCGGTCCTGGAGTTCCGCGGTCCGCTGAAGCGCACGCGTGAGATTTTGTAGTACCAGGCTCATTCCTTCACCGCCATGATCTCCAGTTCACGACCTCGCATCCGCACGTTAATAGGGACTTTGATATCGTAGATGTCGGAACCGTGCACGACTCGCATCTCCGCCGTGACTCCCGGGATGTATCGACCGCTCAATCGTGTATTGACCTCTCTATCCAGCGCCGCCCCTGCGAAGAACTCGCGCCCGCTCAAGGGTTCGATTTCGCAGCGCCAGTCGGCGAACGTGCTCCAACTCTTCGTGACGCCACCGGTCGCCGTGCCCGTTTCCGTCGGTTGCTCGATCGTCACCAGGTGCCTGAGCCGACCCGCTCTCACATCGGCACCACCGCATCCTGCCAGAGCAGCCACTTCGCGCTCAAGGGTATCTCGGTCATGGTCATTCCCGTGATGATCGGTTCCCGATTCTCGTACCAGTTCGCCAGTGTTATCAGGATCAACTGGCGTATGTGGAACGGCACATTGCTTGCCGCGTTACCGTAACCCGCATTGAACTCGATCGAGACACCGCCTGCGCTCCTCAGGTCGTCGCTCGGCCATTGCTCGCCGTCCTTGAGCACGACGATCCCCTTGAAGCGGTTAACATCGGGCCGGTATACCGTCGTCGCGACCTCGGTTGCGACGTCGGCTGGGCTATACCAGTTGATCGCTGTGACTGACTGTAGCGGGGGTCGAGGCAACCGAATCGTATCGCCCCCCGGGAAATTGTCGAGCCAGAGTCGCCAGGTCTGCGTGATGTAGGCGCGATCCTGAAACCGCTCGCACGATTCGGTCGCCGCCTTAATGAGATCCCCGATATAGGTATCATCATCAGAAAGCGTTACGCGAAGATGATCCTTCGCCGCCTGCAGACTGATGGGCTCATCCTGCGGCGCCGTGACGAGCTCGACGTTGAGCCCCGATCCATCGTGCAGCGAGTGCAAAGCGCCACCGGTTACGCGATGATATCGGCAGTCAGACCATCGCGCGCATAGAAGGGCTCGGCCTCGAGCGTGAGCATGACCCCTTCATCCGTACCGATGGCCACGCTCGCACGCGGTGACCAGTGCGTCGCGGCCGCCAGGGCGTGGCGCATCTGCTCGGCGTCGCACTCGAGAAAGATCTGGTCGCCCACGGCATCGGGCTCAGAAGCCACGGCATGGGCCACAACCACGGTCGCCCCGGTCCCCGATGCATCGGTGGCCACGGCGATATCGAAAGTGACCGCGGACGTCCCGATCGTGCGGAAGAAGGCGGCGAGAAAACGCCGGAAGCCGGCGATCGGTCGCCACTCCGCCGCGACCACGGTTGTGACACCCGGATCGAAGTCGTGCAGCTTGAGCGCCTGCCGGGCCGTGAGGTGCTTTGCTATGTAAGTCGCAGGTGACATATCACTCTCTCCTTATCGCTCTTTCTACGTGCCAGGCCCCCGATCCGGATCAGGCGGCTATGATGACGAAGGGAGACAGCTTGCTCGCTCCCTTGTGCGGCGTCAGGGCCGTCCGCCACCAGGGCGCGCCCGCGTTCCGGAGCCAGAACTTGAACGTCCGCTCGTGGTTCACGAATCGGACATGCATCGACTCGGCCGAGCGCAGCGGCTGGTATAGTCCGTCGAGGTACTGAGACCAGTTCCCGAGGATCAGGTCACCCGCCGCTCCGAGCGCCGATGGGTACTCGCTGAAGAAGATCGGACGGCCGAGCAGCATATCAGGCCGATCCTCCTGAAGGCTGGGCTGGAAGACGGTCACGATGCCACCCCCGACGGCGCCCTCGACAACGATCGCCGCCTGCGCCAGCTGCGGATACGTGTCGTGGTTCGCGAGCCAGATCATGCTTCCGTAACCCCAGGCCCGTGCCCGCATGTTGATGATGTCGGCGGCCGCGATCTCATTCGCATTCGCCCGGGTGATCGCCACGGTCGCTCCGGCGCCGATCACGCCTTGATACTCATTTGCACCGCCACCCCGGAGCTTCTCCGAGAGTATGTGATGCGCGAACTGATCGCGGAAGCCCGCTTCGATGAAGGCGATGAAGGAGATCGCCGAGTCCGTGAGGATCTCCTCGGTGGCATAGGCCAGTCCGAACAGCGAGGTGGCCTTGAGGGTCACCATCTCGAACAGCGCGCGGCTTGCCGTCGCCGCGACCGTCTCCGGCTTCCGCGTCACGGTGAATCCACCCGACACGCTGGTCTGATGGTTCTTATCAACCCGGGCTGGGATATCGACGGTCGGCGCTTCCATGGGAATCGCTGCCGTACGGCCAGCCGTCGGATCACCCTCCATCCCGACCTGGAGCAGCGTAGCGAGCAACCCACGTCGAACCAGGAAACCGCCGACGGTATCGTCGTAGCCACCCTGCTCGTCAGAGCCGGCGGCCGCGAGGAAGGTCGGGTTGAAGCCGCGCGGCATCAGGTAGGCGATCTCGCCGGCCGCCTGCCGGTCCTCACGATCGGCGACGGCGAGCGGCTGCAACCGCTCATCGCTCACCAACCCACGATCGCGAAGACCGCTATTCTCCATAACCGCGAGCAGGAAATCGCGATGCGTCGTGAAGCCCCGGCGCGGGTCCTCCTCCACGCGGTTCTTGCCGACCTCCACCTTACCGGTCGGTCCCACAACCTGAAGGGCCGCCGCCTCGAGGTCCGCCTTCTCGATCTCCTCCCGCTGCCGAATGCTCTCGAGGAGCGCCAAGCGCCGCGCATCCAGAGCATCGTATTCCGCCTGCTGTTCCTCGGTGAGGCGTCCGTCCTCGGAGCTCTCGTCCGCGTCCGCGAGGATCGCCTTCATCTGATCGACGACCTCGGCATGCTGCTTCCGGTACTTCTCGAGCTTCGTCATTGTGTTGCTCCGTATGGAGCGGACAGGACACGGGATAGGAGCACGGGCAAAGAAGAAGCGGGCGGGACTTGCCCTCGGAGTCCGTGCCTCCGATCGCATGTCCTCGCCCGCCAGTGCGTAACGAGTGACCCTGTAATCCGTCGGCGCGCGGTGCGCCAGTGCGTCACCGCTCTGCCATGATTGCCATTCTAGGGACTCGCATCCGCCGTGTCAAGTTCGAGCCGCCGGCGGAGCGAGCTGGCGTTCTTGCCACGCCGCCTTATCCTGCCCGCGAGCTGCTCGAATGCCTGATCGAATGTCGCGACCGCATCGGCCAGGTTTGCCTTCACGGAGGCCTCGGCATTGAGCAGACGGCCCTCCCCGTAACCGGCCAGGACGTTGGCCTGGCTGTCCCGCCGGTTCTTCGCCACCGCCTGCACGAACCAGCCGTAAACCTCATCGATCTGCGCCTGAAAAAACTCCTTCGTCTCCTCGGTGAGTGGGCTCCAGGGATTGCCCTCGATCTTATATTTGCCAGCGGAGAAGGTCGTGATGTCGACGCCCTCGTTCCCGAGCCACCGCGACCAGTCCTCATGCGCCGTCCAGACGCCGACCGAACCCAGTTGCCCGCTCGGTGTGCTGAGGATCTGGTCGGCCGCCGAGCCGATCCAGTAGGCGCCGCTCGCCATCATCGTGTCGGCCAGGGCGATCATGGGTTTCTGGCCGCGGGCTGAACGGATTTTCTCGGCGAGCTCCGGCACGCCGTCAACATGACCGCCTGGAGAATCGACGTCGAAGAGGATAGCGTCGACGCGTTCATCCGCAATCGCCGCGTCGAAATCCGCGTCGATCTGGTCGACCCCCGTTCCCATGCTGAAGGCTCGCCGATTGATGATGCCATGGATCGGGATCACTGCGATCGTCGGCTCCCGGCTCGAGCGGCTGCGCGATCTCGCCGCGACTCCCGCCTCGGCGTGGATCTCCTCCACCGTGAAGCTCTCGCCCAGGACGAACTTCCGCCCGAACAGGTTGATGAGCGCGGCACCGGTCCTCGGCTCGATCACCAGCGGACTGAAGAGCGCGCGAAGCAGGCGCGGTAGGTCATTCATCGTATTTCTCCATTGAGGGTCTGCTCCAATATCATGCGAACTTCGTCCTGACGCTCTGCACACCAGTCATCCGGCACGCCATCGGCCAGCGCGAACAGTGCTGTTTGCTCGATGCCGCGCGCGGCCTGATTCAGCGCCGCATCCTTGAGATCGAAGGACTCGGCCAGCGGTAGCAAGACGATCAGCGCGTAACCGCGATGCTTCTCGTAGTAAGTCGCCAGCCATTCGAGCCAGCGGTCAGTATCCTCATCGGCCTTCTCCGCGCGCCGCTCGATCGCCCGTACCTCCTTGACCGCGATTCGTTCCGCCGCATCACCGAGAAGCGGGCCAGGGATGCCGGCGCCTGTCCCGGTGCCCTCATCGGGCGCGCTGCCGCTCGTGTTGCGTGCCGCTCCCCGTGGGGCTTCCTGGTACTTATCCCCGCCCTCTCGCGGCCCTTCGTTCTCCTTGTGCCGGATCTCGTTCGGATTCCAGATGCCGATGTCGCGGCCGATTTGATAGGCCTCCATGCGGTCCTTGAGATTACCGCGCACCAGGTCGGCGAACAGGAACTCGATGAAGAATTCCTCTTGCTCCTCCTCGTCGAGTAGCGCGTTGGTCATGGCCTGAGCCCAGCGGTCCGTCCAGGGCTTCATGGTGAAGTCGGTGAAGCCCTGCTTCTGTGATTCGATCCCCGTCCCCCAGGTCGTGGACTTCTCCTCGAGCCCGATCATGAAGAGCGGGACCCGCCAGAAGCGGGCGATATCGGCCACCTGGAAACGTCGCGGGTCGACGATGAAGCCCGAGTCATCGTGCTTGCCGAGCTCCGTCGCCTTCACTCCGTGAGTGAGGACCATCGCCTTCGAACGGTTCGCCCAGCCAGCATAGTTCTCGGCGATCATCCTATTCATTTCGGCGCGCTGCTCCTCCGTCAGCTTCGCCGGATGCTCAATCAGGAGCCGGCCGGTGGCGTCGTTCTTGAAGAATCCACCGACGTACGCCTCGCCGGCGGCGGCCACGGCGATCGCCTCGCGTGCCAGCGCCGCCCTGGCCAACGATTCGAGCCCACCTGTTGGCAGGTCGCGGATGTGTAATACGCGTTCTTCCAAGAGCGTGCGGGGATCCTTACCCGGTTCTTCCACGACATAGCGGCTCCGCCCTGTATCTAGCACTTCCTCGGTCACATAGGCGGGATGAAGCGGGAGCAGTTCGACCCTTTCTCCATCGTCCTGGATTTCCGAGATCGCCTTGCCGCGGAGCCCGAGATGCATCTGCTGGCCGCCGAAGTAGTCCATCGGTGTCTTACGCTGGAACGGCCGGCGCCGGAGTGTCTGATAGAGCCGGTGCTCGCGGGCACGTTTCTTACTGCCATCATCGAGGCGGCGATACAGGATACAGGGCAGAGAAGCGAGCGTTTCGGCGATGAGGCTCGTGCAGGCAAAGACGGCCGAGACCCGGAGTGCCGTGTCCGGACCGATCGGGAATCCGCTGAAAGTTTCCGACCAGTAGCCGAGCTGCTGATACCACCGCTCATCCAGCGGACTCCAACTGACCCCCGCCTTCACGCGCGGTCGCTCGAGCAGGTCTATAATCCCCATCACTCGCCTCCCCTAATCTCGCTGCAGAAATAGTCCCATCGCCGCCAGCGTCGCACCGAGTACCACGAGAGTCCAGGGCAAGGAGATCTGAACGCCACCCACAACGGCGATCGTGAGGCCGGCATAGACGTGAACGTCCCGCAAGTCGATCCAATCCACCCGCCAGGTGGGCCGCAGCCGGTCAGGCCACCTCATTCCGCATCCTCCACTCCGGCGCTCACAAATTCGACGCCGAGTCCATCGACCACGCCGCCCATCTCGCCCTTCGCGATGGCATCATTTCGCGCTTCCCACGCGAGGATTGCCGCCATCGCGGCATCGATCTTTCGCGGGCTGTCCGGCCGATCCTTTCGCAGGATCCAGAGCGTCTTCTCCTCCTCATCGAACAGATTCGTGAATGACTTACATGAGTTACCGATGTGTTGGATCAGTCGCTCATCGCCATCGTGGGTGAGCTCGCCGGCCGTGATCGCAGTGATGAACGAGCGAATCGCATAGGCCATAGGCCTCCGCCTGTTCGTCCACCATTCAATGACGATTTTGTCCCCGAACTCGCCCGCCCATCTCGCAATCCAGCTTTCCCATTTGGGTGGATCCGCATACATACGAACCACCGTCCATTGCTCGAAAGCATCATGGACGGTTGCATCGACATCCTCGACTGGCACCTCCCAGTTCGGCAAGTGAAGCGGGCGCTCCCAGATTCCCAGCGGCCACTGGAAACCGGATTCGATCTCTGTTCCGACGAGCGCGGTCGCGTCGTCGTAGCGAGAGCCGTCGAAGCCGAGTGTGATCATCGCTCCCGCCGGGACCTCATGATCGATACCGAGCTCGCGCCAGCGAACGACATCAAAGGCCTTCGCCGATGCCTGGACCGGCCGGTTGAACCACACACGCTCGAGATACGCGAGATCGGCGTCCGGCTCGTGAAACGGCTCGATGATCCGATCGATATCGCTCCATTTGACGACAAAAGGGCCAGAGGCTTCGATCGCGGCATCCCGAAGCCCTTCGTCCGTGGACAGATCGTGTTCTGATGCCTCGCGATGGAAGAAAAAGAGTCGCGCCGGCTTCTCCGTCTGCGCAAGCGCCCGGGCATGCTGCATCGTCATCTCGGCGATGGAGCCCGCACCGGGTTCCGGCGC